GAAAAGAGGAAAAGTATGGTATAATAGATTACAGGCGAGGGCAAGAAATCGGCCAGAGGGTTCATTCCTTACTATTGCTTGGTTTAAAGGTCATATTGATAGGTTAAGAGAATACTTAAAGGCCGAATAAAGAAGAATAATTATGAAGAGATTTTACAAACACAAAAGACGAAAATATCTTAAAGGAGAAATCTGCAAGATAAACAAAACTATCTGGCGGTCGGAAATCAAAGAAGCGATGGCCAGGGAAATAATAGACAGAGACGATACAGAAATAGAAGCCAAACAGAAGAAGATTAAGGATTTAGAAGACTATATTAAAACAGAGAAAGAAAAGAAGGAAATCAATTTGGATTACATTGAGACAATGATAAAGCAGAAAGAGGAGTTGAAGGGACAGATAGAGAATTTGGAGAAGCACAAACAAGAAGCATTAGGAGAAGTTAATGGCTTGGTAAATGAGCAGCAAGGAGCCGAGATGGCGATTTCGATAATAATTCGAATGATGAAATGAGCTTTGAGAAAAGAATTCAAATAACAAAGGTCATAATAATGCTGGTTCTATTAGGATTGGCAATTTATTGGATATTTATTAAATGAAAAAAGAATTAAAAGTTAACCCAGAAGAATTACTAAAAGATGTAAGCAAGACATTGGAATCCTTTAATCAAAGGTTGATGCTTTTAGAAATGAAGGGTCAGCAAGCGATCGCCCCAATTTCTAACAAACAGGAGTTCACTTTTAACTGTGTGCTCAGTCATTTTCACATTCCTGAAGAGCAACAAAAGGAATTTACAAACAAGCTGGCTGACTTGATGAAGAAATACAAGGTGTTTGGAGTGGGTGCGAATTTAGTTCGGAGATTCTGATTTCACCGTTCTCACTGTTTTAAGTGAAAAATTATGGCTAAATTTGAAAGAGGACACAAGAAAGTAGGCGGTCGTAAAAAAGGAAGTAAGGCTTCTCACACATTAGAAGCTGAGAAAGTGAGAGAATATTTGATTCAGCAAATAATCAAAGAAAAAGAACCTTTAATTAAAGCTCTATTAGAGAAAGGAAAGAAAGGTGATGTTCAAGCATTAAGAGAAATTTTTGATAGAGCATTAGGAAGAGTAGCAGAAACAATAAAATTTGAAGAGAAGTTGGTGATTGATTTAAGTAAAAATGGCAGAAGCAACAAAAAAGATTAACTTCTGGGACTTCACACATTACATTGACCGGCAGGAACAAGCCCACGAGGCAGTAGAGAAATATAAATATATCTTATACGGTGGAGCAATGGGAGGAGGAAAGAGCTACTGGATTCGCTGGGAATTGATTTATCTGCTTTTAAGATTTTGGCAAAAATATGATTTAAGAGGAGTAAGAGTGGGTTTGTTTTGTGAAGACTATCCTTCCCTAAAAGACAGACAAATCGCAAGAATCAAATATGAGTTTCCACAATGGCTCGGAGGATACAATAAAGCAGACCACGAATTCACCTTATCTCCGCCTTATGGCTCTGGAGTGCTATGTTTCAGGAATTTAGATGACCCTTCAAAGTATCAGTCGGCAGAATTTGCAGCAATCGGGATAGATGAGTTGACAAAAAACAGAAAGGAAGTCTTTGACTTTTTAAGAACAAGATTGAGATGGTCTGGGATTGGTGATGTCAAATTCATAGCAGGAACAAACCCAGGGGGCATCGGCCACGACTGGGTTAAGAAGTTATGGATGAACAAGGTTTATGAGCCGAATGAGCAAGAGAAAGACCAATTTTACTTTATCCCGGCCAAAGCAACCGATAATCCCTATCTTGACAAGAGCTATTTTAAGTCATTAGAGGGATTGCCAGAGATGTTGAGAAAGGCCTATGTAGAGGGGAGATGGGACTTATTCGCTGGGCAGTTCTTCAAGGAATGGAACGGTAATATCCATATAGCAAAAGAGTTTGATGTTCCGAGAGGATTTGAGAAACTTATCTGCGGGGATTATGGATTCACTGCTCCTTCTGCTGTTTATTGGCTGGCTTGGAATCCCTACGATTCGGTTCAAGAAAGAAAGATTTATGTTTACAAGGAGCTTTACCAAACAGGACTAACTTACAAGGCATTGGCTGAAGAGGTTATCTCAATGACTGCAGAGAGAAATATCCAGGGAGTGGTGTTTGACCCTTCCATTTTTTCCAAATCAGGAGAGACGGGCAAGTCCGGAGGAGACACAATGAAAGAGATATTTAAAAGAATGGGATGGAATCTGGAAGCAGGGAACAATGACAGAATGGCCGGTTGGACTACATTTAGAGATTATCTAAAACTACTTACTGACAAAGACGGCAAAGAAACTTCAAGATTTCAAGTGCTTGAAACCTGTCCTAATTTAATCAGGACTCTTCCAGAGATGATATTTAACGAGAGAAAGAAAGAGGATTTAGATACGGACGGGGAAGACCATTCGGCAGATGCCGTTAGATATGGGTTGATGAAATTGATGGCAGGATTCAAAAAGATATATCACAAAGAACCGACTAAGAGCGGAGTTAAGATTTTTTACCCTGAAATCGGATTTTAATATGAAAATACCAAAAACAATTAAAATAGGCGGGTTAGATTACGAGGTTATTGTAAAAGATAGGTCAAAAGAAGATGGGATAACTAATGCTGGAACTCACTATCAATACGAACAAAAGATTTGGATAGACAATAAATGCCATCAGCAACAACAAGAAGAAACTTTAATACACGAAATAATAGAAGCAATAAATACTGCTAATGAGGTAGGGTTAGAACATAATCAAGTTTCGGTTTTATCTAATCAACTATACCAAGTTTTGAAAGATAATTCATTGTTAAAGGAATGAAGAAATATTTAATTCAATGTAAATACTGTGGCGCAATATTATTAAAAACAGAGAATCCATTAGTTGGTTTATTAACAAGCGAAATCAAGTGTCCAAACCCTAAATGTAGAAAATTATTGAAGATTCCAGAGGATATAATTACTACCTTAGAACACAGAAAGAGGGGGAGGGGTTGACAAGGTCTCTTGGTTTGATATAATGAAATAAGAATTTAATATTGTTGGGTGGAAAGTTACGACTCAGAGCCCGTGGTTACGACCCGAAATCTTTGTTAATATTTTTTGATATTAGTAAAGGTTTCGGTTTTTTTTATGCCAGAAGAAAAAATAATCAATCCGTTAATAGAGAAGCTCAATAAAGAAAAGGAAGTGGCAGTCGCTTTCCAAAAACGCCGCCACGAGAATTGGAATTCAAACTATGAGCTTTACCGGGGAGTAGTGAGAACAAATCGCCTTACCCAAAGGCAGGCGGTCAACATTCCCATTATGAAAGAGTCTATCAAGACTCTGCTCAGCCGAATAGATGACCCGCCTGACATTAGCTTTGAAGAACTTTCAGGAAATAAAGAAAAAGAAATAATCCTCAACGAGAGATGGAATTATGATTTTGACCGTCTTAATTTTGAGGGGATTGACATACAAGACAAAAAGACTGCCCTGCTTTACGGTAGGGCTTTTAAGAAGCTGAATTTTTCAGAGGGGGAGTTTGATATTGACGCTCTGGATATTTACGATGTGGTAGTTGACCCGAAAGTTAATCCTCTGAATTTGGAGACGGCCCGATGGCTAAGGCATCAGAACATTTTTAGAACATTGAAAGATATTCTGGCGGATGATAAATACGACAATAAAGCCAAAAAGGAGCTGAGAAAGTATTTAGAGACCGATGAGGGTATAACTCAGTCAGAACAGAATAAAAAGGCGTTGGAAGAGAAGCAGGAGCGTCTGGAGGCGGTTGGAGTTAAGAACCCCGAAGAGTTCGCTGCGTCTGATACCATAGTCAATCTGGCAGAGCATTACACTTATCAGTGGAACGAGAAAAAAAAGAAGTTCATACGCCACTTGATAGTAATTGCGGACAACGATGTGATATTAAGGAACGAAACATTGAAGGAAGCTCTGGGCGTGGAGTTCTATCCTTTTGTCAGTTGGGGTACTGATATTGAAACTCAGGACTTCTGGTCAGATGGCCCGGCTGATTTGATAAGAGTTCCCAATAAGGTTCTCAATGTGTGGTTCTCACAGTTACTGGAGAACAGGACTTTAAAGAATTTCGGAATGACTTGGTATGACTCC